ATGAATACAAAAGACAACATGATAACAGACATTAGTGCTGAACTCGAAAAAGAATTTGGAGTACCAGGTACTCCCGAACGTGCCAAGTTCGATGAAGAAGCATACGCTTTCTATACAGGGCAAATATTATTAGAGGCAAGACGGGAAGCAAAAGTAACTCAATCGGAACTTGCCAAAAGGATAAACGCTACTAAATCGTATATTTCTCGTATTGAGAACGGTTCTATCAATCCAAGTGTAGGTACATTCTATCGGATAATGAATGCGCTTGGGTTAAGGGTTGAAATTGTTAAACCTCTTATGTAATAAAAAAGAAGGTGTGTCGAAACTATCCTGTTCCCGCGCCCCTCGCAGGATCGCATTAAAACCGGCCCTATAAAAATCTGATTGATAAGGTCTGTCCTTTTGCAGCCCCGCATCAAGTGCGGGGACAAGGAGATTTTGACATACCCTCTTTAAAATATGTCTCAAAAGAGAACTTGCGTAAACAAATGCCTTATGCAAAGGTTACAGACTTGCAAGCCATTTTTTTCCAGACTTAGTATTAAGCCAAATGGCTATACCTGCTGCAATAATCGCTCCTACCAAGAAAAACATAATTATGAAATCCATATCACAGACTTTCCAGCCACTTTTTACCGAACTTAGTATTTAACCAGATTGCTATGGCAGATCCTACCACTGCCATTATGCAGAATAATCCTATTAATGCGCCCATATCTTTTTACTTTATTATTTTATGCAAATATGTAAGTCGCATTTGCTCCAGTTACAAAACAGCAACAGCTTTGCGTATGTTATCCAATATCACGGACAACTTACTATCACGCCGAGCGGTCTGCATATCGTAATTGGATTGCATATTCACCCATATGTAAGCAGGTATTCCGGTTGCCGCCTCAATCTTCAATGCGTATTCGGTGGTTATCGGGCGTTTGCCGTTTATCACCTCGTTAAGCACGGAATAAGAAACACCAATTACAGCCGCAAATTTCCTTTGCGACATTCCACGTGATTCTAACTCGTCTTTCAGTATTTCTCCCGGATGTATCGGGGTGGACGGTTGTAGCTCGTGCGGTGCGTAAGTTTTTTTTGTTTCCATATCCACAACTATTTGTAATGATTACTAATATCCAGCAAACGGCAGACTGTTACTATTTGCTCATTCATAACATCCCTAACGGTAAATTCAAGTCGGTATTGCCGATTTATCCGCACGGATGAAATACCTTTCTTATCCCCTTTCAAAACCTCGTAATTGAGTGCATTGTTTCGGAACAAGTCGGTAATGGTATTTGCGGAAGAAAGCACAAAAACTGCCTTTTGATAACCTCTTATCACTTCTGGCTGGTAGCGGTGCTTTTTGTCGTTCGTTCTACCTTCTGTATAGAGTTCACGCAAATAGTCCTTGTCAAATTCAATAATCATATCTTTCCGTTCCTTTGTGCAAAGTTACCTTTTTTGCAAATATTCGCAAATTATCGAACACTTTATTTACACTCAGGGGCTACAATCTGGATTTCCCCCATCGCTAAGCATCTAATAAACTTGGTGATGGATTTTTTTTGCTTCTTTTATAATCGGAATGAACTTCTTTCTATCAATCCCAGGTAAATTGAATTTTGTATTCAGGGATTTGTTATATTAAAGATTTTAACCATCTTTGCTGCATTAAATAATAATCGTTATGTCCATAACAGGTATTAGAGAACTTCTTTCACGTTCAGATGCAAGCGGATCAAAATCCACAATATTGAAACCTTTGACATGGTTCTTAGCACTAATAATTGGAGGTATTTTGACATTACTAAAATTTGGATCGCCTATTGGGTTAACTATAATGCTGGCTGTTATTTTTTGCTTAGGAGTTGCTGTATTCTTTTTTGTTTACATATATTGTTTGATAAATGATAGAGATTCATTAAGAAGTGAAAAATTTACTATTCAAAAACTGGCTATTGAAAAAGGAATTATGGGTGATGATGTGACTGGAATTGCACCATTATCTAATAATCGTCAACCAAACGAATGTAACTCTCGACTATCAAAGGAGGATGGAATATGAAAAAAAGATTTGTAGTTTGTTATAGCGACAACATCCCCAAAGAAAAGGAGATGCATTTTATACAATTTATAAAAGATAATAAATTGGGGTGGTGGCATTGGATTAGTAATATGTGGCTGTTGGTAGATAGTTCTGGTCAAATGACAGCATCAATACTTAGAGACAAAATATGTAAGCTTTATTCTGAAAATCGAGTTATGGTTATTGAATTGGATGGAGATAGAGACACGTGGGCCGGCTTTGGACCAACTCAACCCAAAAATATGTTTGACTGGATAAAACAAAATTGGGGGAAGGATTGAATTTAATTCCATAACCCAGAATCCCCCATCGCTAAGCATCTAAACTTGAGACGATGGGGGATTCTCTCTATTTTTTATAGCACAGTTTACAAGCTCGTTTACCTTGTTGTTTAGCCGTTTCCAAAGAAACCAACTTAACTTCCCCTTTACAATTATCCAGTCCTTTGCAGTTCTTGTTGGAATGGTACACTTTAGCGTATCTACCAGTGCAAATATATACATTTGCCACTTGAGCGGCTCCAGTCAAGGATACCAATAAAGTTACTACTAAAAGTAACTTTAATGTCTGTTTAATTTTTGTGTTCATATAAATTTCTATATATCGTTTGAATTACATAAATCATATAATCGCTCATCTTTGTAAGATAGCATATATTTATACCTGTCAATAGAAACAAAACACGAGAATACACTTCTTCCTAAGTCATCACAAGCAGATGCACTAATGTCTTTTATATTAAAACAATTATATTTATTTACAATTTTCCTGTGAAGTTCCTGTGTGTCACTATTATCATCACTGTAAAATTCTATGCAATAAAATACATTCTTCTTGAAACGAAACAATACCTTATCAAAATACACACCTCCAAAAAAGACGCCCTCTACAGCAAGATATGATGCATGTTTTTCAACTTCATAATCCTGTAAAACCAATTTTCCCATGATTTCATCATAAGAAGATCCAAAACAACATTCATAAAAACAATCTTGAATTTTATTTGCGTTTGCAGATAAACAAGAGAATAAAATAAAAATTAGATATATAATTATTCGTACCATGATATTTATCATTGCTTAACCATCTCAATTTTACCTGTGGCTTTATCAATAATACTGCAACCATCTGTTACATGATATCTTAAATGGCAGCTCAAAAAATAAGATATTATTACAAATGTCAATGTTGCAATCACCAAGCATATCGCTTTTATTTTTCTATATTTATCTTCATCCATAATTATATAATCACCTTGATTTACTTAACATATTCAACAACTTATCTATCTGTTCATCCTTCTTTTTGAGCAGTTCGTGACACTTGTCCAATGCTTCGAGTAGCTTTTCTGTTTCGGACTTATTCACCGTTACCGACTGTCCATGGATATTATCCCCATTCTGATTGGTTTGAACAACGGGGCTATTAAACAATTCGCCATCTCCAGATTTGATCCATTCAATTGATACTTCAGGAAACGCCTCCTTTATTTTAGCAAACAAATTGTTTGGTATCATGATTTTATTGTTGACAATTTGGGAAATTGTCGTTTTATCAGAACCAATTCTTTCAACAAAATCTTGCTGATTTCTGACTCTCTTGTTTTCCTTAAGAGAAGTTATCACATTTCTAAATCTCTGATTTTCTTCCATGTAAACATGCTTTAGTATATTTAACCATTTAATTACAAACAAATTGTTTGCAAATACAAACGGTATGTTTATATTTGCACCGTGATACTACTCTAACAAGTATCACAACGCAACAAAAAAGTTTAATATACAAAAATAATATACATTATGTTAGCGACAAAGCAAAAGCGAAGAAAAAAGACAGTCATTGACGGAATAGTAATGCGCCCTGTCTGGACTGAAACATTTAAGAATTTCAAGGTTGGTGAATCAAAGACATTCTACCGACCGGACCTAACCACAACCCAGGCCCGTGTCATAACTTCAAGGCTGAACACTTCCACAAACATGAAATTTTCTGTCTCTACTGGAGAGTTGGACGAATATTGTATTGTAAAACGGGAGGCGTGAGTTATGGGAACTGCATTCACAAGGGAAGAGTTAATGTCCGATACATTATGGCACATCCGAGAAGATCTACAAGAACAGAGAGCCATCTTACAACGACTGGGATATCCTTATCTGAAATGGTTGCAGAAGCAAGGTCTTCTATTCCGAACAAGAAAAGAAGCCAGAGACCTCTGCAACAGTATCAGAGGATTTTTAGGAATGCAAAAGATTACAACTCCGTGCGAAGAGCTTGATATGTCTCTTCTATCCAAAGAAAAGCAGAAAGATAATACTCAATTGTCTCCTCGGAAATTCCCTTGCTCTGCATCGCTGCCTGCCGATCGGAACCAAACGAATGCTGATTGCGACACGCTTCAAGTGCATATTTCACGAACGCACGACGATCATACCAGTTTAGACTTTCAGGTGAACCTGATAAGAAAGAAATAAATAATTCATTTTCATTCATACTGCTTAATTTTTAAAGTTTTCAATCACAAAGTTAAGCAATCCCAGCAGAGGGTAGTGCCTCCGCTGGGAACAAAAAAACAAACAACCCTATGAACGCAGAAATAACATTCTTCGAGAAATCGGTCACCTACGACAAGTTTGTGACGGATATAGCCGCCCGTCTCGCTTCATTCATGAAAGAGGACAAAGACGATCCGGAATATATCTCACAGCGGAGAGCGGAAAGAATATACGGACAGGCAAACGTACTCCGCTGGAGAAGATCAGGAGCTATCAAACCAATAATAAGACCGGGTAAGATAGAATATCCAACGGCCCAACTGAAAGAGTTAAGCCGTGTAGACGAGATATTCATCAGATGGCAATTGAGCAAAAAGAAAAAATAAACCAACCGTCGGAGTTTTCCGATATCCGCTCCTTTAGCTCAGACAGGTCAGAGCAGATCACTCATAATGATAAGGTCGCCGGTTCAAGTCCGGCAGGGAGCACCGATATAGACGTTCTTTAACATTGTGGATTAAATCCTGCCTTCCAGTAAATAGGCTTTTGCTTGGGCTGGTAGACGGGTCGTTTCAATCGATCAGCAACAAACTGTATGAGGTTATCGCTTCCGGTGTTGTTTAACCGGTGTTGTCGATGTGAGGTTGTGACGCGTAACGTTCATCTTTCAGATGATCCCTTTCGGTGTTACTCGGTCATGGAGTTGGTCAACCGTCGTTACGAATAAGATATATCCCGGACATGAAGGCGCTACGCTGCTGATTGGATCGGCTGCCGGGAACGAATTAAAAAACGTGATTATGAAAGTACTTATTCAAAAAGAAGTAAAGACAAAACGCTTACGCGAAGTAAGAATCGGGGAAACCTTTAAAAAGGAAATGCACATTGCAGAACAGGTAACAACCCTTTATATCATAGGAATCCCCGTTTTCCGGAAGAAAGAATTATTCAGCGATTAATTCCCTGATCTGATCAAGACTTTGATCTACATACAAAACAGCAGTAGCATCCGATCTTGAATAGGCAAAATGCACAACAGAACCAGACAAGTCGCTTCTTTCGACATAAGAAATAGAATTAACATTCACGATAAATTTGTCTTTCCCAGAATTTAGTTCAATAAACTTGCTCATTTTCTTAATTTTTTTGATTTGACACTACAAAGTTAAGAAAACCCGGTACAAAGGCGCGAAGCTGTCGATCGGATCGGCTGCCGGGGACAAATTTTTACTCAACTAATTCTTTAATTTTTATTGTTTACAGCTAACGAAGTTGGCAAAACCAACTTATCCGTATCCTCTTGTGACAAGCCGATACGGATTCTTTTTTGACTCTTTTTATTTCCATACTATATAACTCGTGGCAATCCCTATCCGGGTATCCTTGCGGTGGTTGGTTAAGAAGACCGTATTGCCACATAACAAACATTGATATGAAAGAAATATTTATTCCGCCTTAGAGATGGTTGGGCGGCCAAATAAACAAGGTGAAAATTTTAATTATATCAACGTGTCTCGCCTAAAAAGCTCACCTGGGTTTACACGCGGATCGAGTCCGCGATTGGCCTCAGTTATTTTTATTGGTTAAGAATAAGTAGTAATATCGCCGTATCGGCCTGTGACAGGTAGATACGGTTTCCTTTTTGAAACAAATTTAAAAATCAACGATATGGAAACAGAAAACAAAATCATCTTTGTGATGGCCTTGCTTATGGCAATAGGCAGTGGTGTCGGGATGTTCTACAACTATTTCCTTGTTCTCTTCTTTGCATGTGGCCTTTCCTTATTATATGCAATACATAAGGAGGAACGGAAATGAAGGAGATCTACATCAAGAACCCGGACGGCGATCTTTGCTACGACGGAGAAGAAACCAATGATCCAGAATTCGACGAAATGTTAGAAGATTGGAGGTTTGAAATGAACACGTACAACTATTAAAACATAGCAAATGAAAACAAAAGAAGACTTGCAGGCGATGAGCCACGGAGAGCTCGTTGAATACGCATTGGAAGCACAGAATAACATAATTATTGCATGTGACTATCAAAGAAAATGCATAAGGCTGGAGGAGATCCTTTCCGCCATCGGCATCGTATATGAGGCTTACAAAAACGAACAACATTAAAACAGTATAATAATGGAACAACAGATTCAAACAACAGAACTGCAGATTACCCAGGCAAAACAAGCTGCCGAATTTGCACTTACTCCGGTCGGACAGATAGTGAAACAGTTCGAGGTCATGCAACGCATGGCAAAGATGTACACGGAAAGCACAATCGTACCAGAAACCTATAAAGGCAATGTTGGCAACTGTGTGATTGCGATTGATATGGCAACACGTATGGGCGTGAATTCGCTGATGGTCATGCAAAACCTTTACATTGTCAAGGGCAACCCCTCATGGTCGAGCAAATTCCTTATTGCTACCATCAACATGAGTGGTAAATATTCATCCCTACGATACCGAAAACGAAGTCTCGGTAAGGTCGGAAAGATCAAATATAACGAAACGGTTTGGGATAATGTTGCTAAGCGTAATACCATAGTGGTAAAAGAGTTTGACGGTACAGATGTTGACAACATTGAATGTATTGCCTACGCAACTGAACTTTCTACAGGGGAGACACTTGAATCCGATCCTATAACGATTGAAACGGCAATTAAGGAAGGATGGTATACAAAAACTGGTAGCAAGTGGGTTACAATGCCAAGCCTTATGCTTACTTATCGTGCTGCTGCATTCTGGCAACGTATGTACTGTCCTGAAATCAGCATGGGATTCTTGACTAAAGAAGAAGCTGACGACATACAGGATGTCGAATATGAAGAAATCAAGCCCAAAAACAAGCTGGCCGATCTGGCAAGCAAAGCAGCCGTCCAAAAAAAAATGGAAGAACAGCAACCATACCCGGCTGAAAAAGCAGAGACGGATAGTAAACAACCCTCACAAAAAACCCTGTTATGATTGATAATGCAGCACAGCATACGATAGCTTGGTTCCGCGCCCGTCATGGGAATATCACAGGCAGCAATGTCGGCTTACTAATGAAAAGCGGGCGCACGGACATCTTTTCTGAAACGGGGAAAAGCTACATATATCAAATAGCATCAGAAAGGGCAATGAATCCGGCTATCGTTAATGACGATAGCCAGTTTGCCGAATATCTCAAGCAAACGGAAGTGACCAGCAAGGCGATACGATGGGGCAACGAACAAGAGGCGGATGCTCGCAACCTGTATGCCGAAATATCCGGTCTGCATATTGTGGAGGTCGGTTCGTGCAAACATCCTACCATTCCACATTTTGCCAGCAGTCCAGACGGTTTTTACTACGACGAGAACACCGGCATAAAGTCCTGTCTGGAAATAAAATGTCCCAACCAGGCAACATTCATGCGTTACAAGAACGAGATTTATGACAACGCATCCCTATTAAGCGTAAAATATGAATACTTCTACCAGTGCATGGCACACATGATGTGTACAGGGGCGAAAGAGGTATATTTCATTGCCTATAATCCATACCAATCCGATCCGATACACATCGTCCGTATCCTGCCGGATGAAAAAATATTCGCGGAGATGGATAGGCGTATACGCCTTGCTAACGATATGATAGATAAAATAATTAATTAAACCCAATATGAAAACACAGCAGTTAATAACAATAAAAGAAAGCGATCTTGAACTGATCGTTAGTGAAAAAACATTAGGTAGCCTTACTACTAATGCGATCCAAATCAGAGACATGGTAAAATCAACTCTTCCCATGTACGATATATCTAACTATAACGATGACAATATCGACCAAGCGAAGAGAGATAAAGCTGCTCTCAACAAGGCGGCCAAACTTCTCAACTCAAAACGTCTTGAAATCGAAAAGGAATTTATGAAACCTTTCGGAGAGTTCAAGGAAGTTGTGGCTGAAACCGTAAAATTGATTGGCGAATGCTCTGCCAAGATTGACACGGTAGTCAAGCAGAACGAGCAGCAGTATAAAGACAAGAAACTTGCCGTTATCCGTTCCTACTTCGACGATGGAAATACGAATCTGATCGACTTTCGGAAAATCTTCAAGCAGGAATGGCTTAACAAGTCCACAAGCATGAAAGCGGTACAAGCAGACATTGAAACGGTTTTCGCTAAGGTTGACGAAGATCTTGAAACGCTTAAAGGCTTTGGCGGTGATGATTTTGACGTACTTCGCACATACTATATGGACACGATGAACATTGGCAATACCATCCAGTATGCTAATCGTCTGAAGGAACAACGCGAACGTGCCCAAGCAGCAGAAGAAGCACGTATCAAAGCTGAACAGGAACGAAAAGAACAGGAAGAAGCACGTAAGAAAGTAGAAGCAGAACAACCCAAAGTTAGCCAACCCAATCCTTTTAATACGGCTAATCAAAGGATGAATGGGCAACCTTCTTTTATGGATCAGCCTAAAGAACAGCCTGTGCCGGCACAGCCGGAACTTCTAACTCGTGCCTTCAAGGTCACAACAACCCGTGAAAATATTATCGCTCTCGGCAACTTCATGAACGAACACGGCATTGACTTCGACAAGATAGAGGTTCCATGACTTGAGGATGAAGACAGGATAAGTAAAACAGATATTAAAACAATCATAGGTCTGCTCAATCGATCGCAAGTACTAATAGACGCCAACTGCTCTAAGCCGGTCGATCTGGATGTAGCCCGCAGATGCAGGAAGATGGCCCGTAAATTAGAAAGGAGCTTGAAATGAATGATTACGAATACATCCCGGATTGGAAAGTCTGGGAATAGTCGAATAGTATGTTTTGCATGGTATTAGTTTAGGTTAGTTTCCCCTTGCCGTCCGTGAGGATATGCCGAGGGGAGTTTTGGGACGAAAGGGAGTGGTCACATAAGCCATGCGTCAGAGCGGTTCGATTCCGCTCCGTCCCACAAATAGGTTGAACGAATTAAAAGAAATAGAGTATGATGCACAATTGGTTTGAATGTAAAGTCTCCTATGAAAAGATAATGGAGGACGGAAAGCAAAAGAAAGTGACGGAGCCCTATTTGGTCGATGCCTTGTCGTTTACAGAAGCAGAGGCACGTATCATTGAAGAATTAACCCCTTTTATCAGCGGTGAGTTTGTGATAAAAGACATCAAGCGGGCAAAGTTGTCCGAGATATTCTTCAATGAAAATGGCGACCGCTTCTATAAGATCAAAGTCTACTTCATTACGATCGACGAGAAAAGCGGAGCTGAAAAGAAAACAGCTACACAGATGCTGACACAAGCCTCCAATTTGAAAGAAGCTATCGAAGTGCTGGAAAAAGGAATGAAGGGTACTTTGGCCGATTACAAAATCGCTTCTGTCACCGAAACCGCACTCATGGATATATTCCCGTATGATGCCGAAGATGACAAAGATACGGATAAAACAGCCGATGCCAACAATCCATCTGTCCGCAAATTCTTCCAGTCCCTACCTGAAGGATGTAAGACGGAAATCACCGTATCGGGAAAGAAGATCATCGTAGACAAGACCGGACGTGACACGGTTGTAACACCGATGGATGAAGGATGAGAAAGGAAACAGTTCGATGGATTTTGGATACGACATACCGGACTATGAACCAGATGAATACGATAATTACGATTACGAATGAGACATATAGAAGATCAATTACAAAAGTCAATAGTCAGATGGTTCGATTTGCAATATGCGAACCTCAGACACTTGCTGATACACGTTCCTAACGGAGGCTATCGCAATGCAGTCGAGGCGGCGAAGTTTAAACAAATGGGTGTCAGAGCCGGGGTCCCGGACCTCATTTTGCTATATCCAAATAAAGAACACCCGTTTATGGGGATCGAGTTGAAGGCCGGCAAAAACAGGCAATCCGTACACCAGAAGGAATACGAAGCTGAATTTGGTCGGATCGGCGCCAAATATGTCGTTGTCCGTTCGATCGGCGAATTCATGAAAGTTGTGAATGAGTACTTAAACAACGTATGACGATGGAGAAAGAGATAAAAGAAATAAGCGATTATCTAAACACCACCTGCTCGAACAATCCGGCGGAAATACAAGAGCGTATATCCGTCATCATGGTCTACATGATGCGTACCGGCGAAATGCTCGCAGAGGCAAAAAAAATACTCCGGAAGAAAAAGTCTGACGAGATACAGAACATGATCATCCGGATAGCGAAAGAAAATTGCCTGTCGGCCAAAGTGCAGAATGCCTTACTGGATAGCATCGCGGAAGACGAATGCTATCTGGTCGACCGATTGGACCGACTCAATGCTTCTTGCACGCATCAACTGGATTCACTTCGAAGCCTGCTTAGTTACGAGAAGGAATCGCTTAGACTCAATAAGACAGGATATTGATAAAGTGGAGAAGAATTTATGATATGGCAACAAGGAAAGAGTTGACAAGCTACTTTCCCCATGACAGCAATGCAAGAAACTCTGACAAACTTATACGGCTTAGAATGCGGCATAAAGCTGCCGGTTACGGTGTTTACTTTATGATCCTTGAAAGATTAAGGGAAGAACCGGAATACACGAGTGTCAAAGATTATAACATGATAGCCTTTGACCTTCGTGAAGACACTTCCCTGATAAAATCAGTCGTTGAAGATTTTGGGTTATTTGTCTTTACCGATGACGGTAAGTACTTCTACTCCGAAAGTTTCAAACAAAGAATGGAGATTAAAGACGAACAAAGTAGAAAAAAAGCTGAAGCTGGAAAGAAAGGTCTTGAAAAAAGGTGGGGAAATAGCAAAAATATAGCAAATGCTATCGAAAATGATAGCAAAGCTATAGCAAATGCTACGGGAAATGATAGCAATAAAAGAAAAGAAAAGGAAAGTAAAGAAAAAGAAAGTAAAGAAAAGTATCCTCCCCCTCTATCCCCCACAGGGGGAAATGGAGGATGCGGAAATAATCTTTTTTCTAAAGATTCCAATACAGATGGGATAGAAAGAAACTTCGAAGGACTGACCAACAGGCTGAACAGATTATTTATCCCTCCAGACGAGTTCAACACCATTTGCCAATTGTCGAACAATGGAGAAATAGGGCATCCCATTTGGACCATAATCCAAGCTGCTGAACGAGGAGGAGCTCGGCTGCACTCTCCCGGCAAATATATTATTTCAGAACTCAAAAAAGCAATCAAGAAATGAAAATCAATGTTTTCAAAACTCAATGTAAAATAGGTTCATCTGTCAAATACAAACAGAAAACAAGAAAAGTTGTCGACATAAACCGAAGTACCAATGAGGTTTGTTTAGACCGCCGTCTGTGGGTTCGTTGTACAGAGGTTGAGTTATTAACATCGGAATAAAAAATATATGATCATGCAAAAAGACTGGAAATTAGAAGAAATAAAGCGTCTCGAAAAAGAGCGCGACAGAAATTTAGCAATACACTGTAATTATGTGGCTGCCAAACATCAAAGATTGATCGACAGACTGGAAAAGGAAATCAATCAATCAAAACACGAAACATTAATACATCTATAACTACCTAAAATTTAAAAACAATGAATGTTAACATCAAAAATTTAAACCTGTCGGTAATCATGCCGGCGATCACCAAGAGTGGCCAACCCGTATGTAACGACCGCGAACCATCTAAAGATGACAAAGTAGAGCACGCCAGCGGACTGTATCTAATCTACGAAGACGGACACGTAGAGCCGTTTACCGGCGATAACTCCAAAGATTGTGTACGATACATCGGGTTGAAGCACGGATACATGTCATTTGCAATCTCACTGACGGAGCATGATAGCGTACAATTGCTTGACGATGATAGCCGTGAAGAATCCGGAAGTGGGACATATTACGAACGTGAATATGATGCGCTGTTTGACATTGACGGACGCGGCAATACGGAACGCCTTGTAGCCATAAATCCAAAATTGAGAAATCTGCTGGAAGATGGCGAGTATATACCATCTCTTGGTCAATTAAATTTAATGGCCCATTATATGGACGAACTAAACAAAGCATTCGCTTATGTTTCGGCATCTCCCCTCTCCTCGTCGTGGTATTGGTCCAGTACCGAGGGCAGCCAGAGCTGCGCATGGCACGTGAACTTCTCCAATGGCAGCACGCTCAGCAACAACAAGTACGGCAGTCTCAGGGTTCGGGCGGTGGCAGCATTCACTTTTAAACTTTAATCTTTTGGTGCGCTCCTTTTGGAGCGTGCCTTTAAAAATCAACATTACACAGAGAAGGCAATAAAAAAAAGAAATCAAGATGGGACAAGTTAAAGGTTTTAATGACATAATTGCTGATTATTTGAAACAACGAGCAGAAGAAGATACCCTGTTTGCTCCAAAGTTTGCCAATCCAAATAAGAGTATTGATGAATGCTGCCGTTACATTTTAGGAGAGGCTCGTAAACGAGGAACTGCTGTTGCAATGAGTGACTCGGAAGTCTTTGGGATGGCCGTGCATTATTATGACGAAGAGAATATCAAGATAGAAAAAGTTTCTGCCTGTTGTTCTGTTTCTTCTTCTCGGAAAGTAAAACTCACAGAAGAAGAGAAGAAAATAGCCCGTGAAGCGGCTATCAAACGGTTAGCCGAAGAGCAATACCAATTGCTCAAAAAGAAGCCGGCGAAAAAGAAAGCAGATACAAATGTCCAACAAATGAGCCTGTTTTGATATGAAGTCGAGAACGAAATTGGAAAAGCTGGTGACGGAGTTAAGCGGAAAACTGCCTGCCATCACGAAGGAACAGGAAGACTGGGCCAAAGAGCATCTGTTTGACCATTTTGCCTACAAATGTAAGGATGAGCTATGGTGTTCCGAATGTGGTAAGATGTGGGTCAATACGAGTAAAGATAAATTGGGCGACAAAATCGAATGCCCTTATTGCCATCATCAATTGGACGTAAAGGTCAGCCGGAAGCAGAAGATCCGTGAAGAGGCGTATATGTCCATCCTGCAAGTGAAAGGCGGGTTCCAGGTGATCCGGCATATACTATGTTGGAAAAATATTCGGAAGGAAACTTCTCCGGTGTGTTATGATTTTACAGAAGTGGTTCAAGAGTGGATTCGTGAAGACGGAAAACGTACGATCATAGCCCGACCGATGAACATGGGAGGTAACGGATGGATATATGGTGAACCTCTCAGTATCAAAGGAGAATATGGAAGTAGCCCCTATAACTATTACGGTGATTTATATGCGATACATGGAGAGCTTTATCCAAGGAAAGAATTACTGCCGGAATTAAAAAAACGGGGACTGAATCGACGGTTCCCAGATGTAACCCCGTCGAAATTGATACGTGATTTATTGAAAGGTGGTAACGATTCGGAATTGTGTCTGAAGACCGGGCAAATCTCCATGCTGAAGCATATGTATAGAAACGGCTTCTATCACCTTCGCTATAAACCGTCGTTCAACATCTGCAACCGTAACCATTATATTATCAAGGATGCGTCCATGTGGGAAGATTATATGTCTTTGCTGTCTTACTTTGGTAAGGATATGCGTAACGCCCACTATGTCTGCCCTAAGAACCTGAAAACTGCACATGATAAACTACTAAAGATAAAACAGGTACGTGAAGCCAAGTTGAGACAGGAAAGAGATCGAGCACAATCTATCAGTAAGCGTGAAAAGTTAATGAAGGATATAGCCGGCTTCTACGAGCGGATGGAAAAGTTCTTCGGATTGAGAATCGAAGAAGAGGATATAATCATCCGCCCTTTGGAAAGTGTCACCCAGTTTTATCAGGAAGGTAAGGCCATGCACCATTGTGTGTATCAGAACGGATACTACAGACGGCCGGAATGCCTGATATTGTCGGCAAAGGACACGGCTGGAAAACGATTGGAGACGATAGAGGTAAACTTGAATACACTGGATATCGTCCAGTCCCGATCCTTCTGTAACGGCGTAAGCGAGTATCACGATCAGATAGTAAAACTGGTGAAAAAGAATATAAATCTGATTCGTCGTAAAATGATTGCATAAATAAAGTAAACAATGAGGTACGCATTAAGAAAGCAGGATAAGATTGCGGCTGCAATAGGTGATGATTATTTGAAAAATCATATCCTCAAAAGCCTTGATAGTTTCTTCCGAAAGAGCAATGATGAATGTATAATCAGTTCTGTTGAATTGGACACCTATCAAACCGAATCAGGAGAAAGTTATGCCGTGTTAAGAGTTAATGACCTTGCAGATGATAACGCAATGTTGGAATTTGCCGTAGTGGGTCAGCAATTCGATGTATTAAAACTGGCCTTTTTGGGCAGAATGAAAGGATAGAACAATGAAACTAAAAATCAAACAAATACAGGAGGTAAAGAAATGACAAAAATAAAATTGAAAACAAATAAAACAAAAAAAAGCAGGCTGTATAGCCTGCTGAAATATGTGAAGTTAAGAATAAGCAAGGGTGGATTCGAACCACCGACCTTCGTTTGAAACGATGCTCTAACCCCTGAGCTACAAGGAAAACATCCAAATGTTAATTTGGACGAATCAAAGCTATCTAGAATTACTTTGATGTTGCTACAGAGATTTTGATAATCCCCTTTCATGTAACAAGTGGTACAAAGGTATGAAAAAGATTTAAATCATAAAAATAAAAAGAATGAAAATAAGACAAACTAAAAAATTATGAGTGATTTATACTTCAACGATAAACGCTTTGTTGGCCACAGTAAAATTAGTGATATATTTTTTTTGCTTCCGGCGATAATGTGGTACATGGAGCACGAAAGGATTAAAGATGCAGACGCGTTCGTGATATGTGCGCATTGGCTTTGTTTTCAGTGCGGGTTATTTATCCGGTGTAAAAGAAAAATTAAAAAGAACTGAACCTTGGGCGGCTTTGTAAAACCCATATTCATATGAGCGATTTTAAATCAAGATTGGAAACAGAACGTGATGAACTCAAAAAGAAGCTAACGAAGCTAAATGTGTTCAATGAAAGTGAGAAGGTCAATGATATTGATCCAGTTCAAAAATCTTTGCTCATTATTCAGGCTGGCGCGATGTATACCTACCTCGAATGCCTGAATGAGAGATTAGCACGATTGTAAAACAACCTACAAATTAAAAGAATAGAATTGTAATATTGAACTTAAGAGATAACTTTTTCTTTAAGTCTAAGGGGGGGGATATAGGTTTTATGTACAACTTTAATTACTTTTGTATTTCTTAAGACACAAGAATATTATGGAAAATGAAATAAATGGTGCAATTCTACAAATCGTAAAGCGTGCAGATAAATGTGATAAAAATACACTTGTTGAAACATTTGTTAATTTGGGTTCATTACTTCCTCTTTTAAAAGGATGTGACAATCATATCTTGTATGGAAGACGTGGTACTGGTAAAACTCATATATTATCCTATTTATGTACTTTATTAGAGAAACAATATGATTGTCCAATTTATATTGATCTGAGAATATTAGGTTCAACTAATAGTATTTACACTAATAATCAATTACCTATTGAACAACGAGTCACAAGATTAGTTATTGATATATTTTCGGAAATTCATGACCAAATAAATTCTTTCATCACTCAAAATGATACAGCGAAAGAACAATATATAGTAGAAGCAGTTCCTATTTTGTCAAAAATATCCGAGGAGCTTAGTCAAATAAGTATTATTGGTGATACAACTGTGGAAAATAGGATAGAAATGGCTAAATCTAACGAACTTGAATTACAAGCAACAATAGGCACCTCAAGTGGATTAGAATTTGGAACATCTAAAAGAAATGAAGATAAAAAAGTTGAACAGATTACACAACATGGAACAACTGTTCGTTATTTGCATTTCCCTTCAATCATGAATCTATTTAAGGATTTATTATCCATTTTTTCTCCCCATAGAATATGGATTATTTTAGATGAATTTTCAGAAATACCATATGATTTACAGCCTTATTTATCAGACATGCTAAGGAGAACTTTAGCACCATTAAATAATATTGTTATAAAAATAGGAGCAATCGAACATCGTACCAATTTAAAAATCCAGATTGACAATAAACAATATATGGGTTTAGAGATTGGCGCGGATATTTACAGTTGCAATCTTGATGACTATATGGTATTTAACAATAATGATGTTCAAACTTTATTCTTTTTTAGAGAATTGCTTTATAGACACATTAATAGTTTATTACCTGATGGAGTAAAATATAATGATTCTACTAAGTTAATATCTGATTTATTTACACAAGAAGCAGCTTTTGAAGAATTAGCTCGTGCTGCAGAAGGTGTTCCTAGAGATGCCTTTAATATATTATCTGTTGCCGTAACAAATGACTTTTATAATAAAGTTTCTGTGCCAAATATTAGACAGGCTGCAAAAAAATGGTACAATCAAGATAAAGAAGCATCGGTAAAATCATACAAGGAAGCACGAAATCTTTTAAATTGGATTATTGATACTGTTATAGGCGAACGTCATGCTAGAGCATTTCTTTTACAAAGTGATGAAAATCATGAATTAATAGATTTTTTATATGATGCTCGTGTTTTGCATATTATCAAACAAAGTGTTTCTAGTAGAGATACGCCTGGGATAAGATATAATGTATACTCTATTGATTATGGGTGTTATGTCGATTTGATAAATACATCTCGTAATCCAAAGGGGTTATTTGAAGTTGAGGATGAAAATGGGGAAAATGATTTTTGCAAAGTCCCGCAAAATGACTATCGCTCAATAAGACGAGCTATATTAAATATGGCTGAGTTTGACAGTCATATACAAAAAATAAATACAAGGTAGTTAAATAGCAATCTTTAAATTCGCAATATATAATAGGGCGGTAATTTTTTACCGCCTTTTATGTTTGAATAATTTTCAGTTCAAACATTTTAGTTCAATAATTCAAATCACGAAAAAAATGAGCCCTAATCACATATTTGACAAACTACCGCTAAACTGAAAATTTAGCGGTAGTAGTTCACCAAATCCTATAATATCCCCCAATCCCTACATATGGAGATAAGCCATCTCGGCCAATGCCATAACCGGCCGTAATACCAATTCCCCAGCGGCGAGCTTTCACTTTTTCTGTTACATAAATCGTTTTCCGAAAAATAGAAGCACTATCGAGTTGAGCATTATAGCCGGATACCCAAATATGGTAATCGTCCGTTAAGTACTCTTTTTGCGTGATCCTGATCGGGACGAAGATAGGTTCTCTGACTGTATCACCTGATAAAGTGATATACACAGGGAACATCTCTGGAACCGTCTGGATCACCGTTTCATAAACCGGATAAGGGACTCGCTCTCTAAGAGTGTCAACACGGACGAATGTATCGATTTTGCAGACAAGTTTGACCTCTGCTTTCTTCGTGTACCGGCCGGCCAGGAAGCAAAGAAGGCAGAGAATCAAAATCAGTATTACATGACAAGGTTTCATAACAAAAGCCATCCTGTTATAACATCCGGCATATCGGCCTCTACGCCGTTTTCAACATACGACATAGCAGCGACAATACGAATCATTATCTCTCTGTTTTCAGGATATACAAGCTCGTCTGCCAGAATGCCGCTTCTTTCTGCCACCACCCTGATATAATTCTCCGTATGGTTCTCGTTTGTCGGAGCCCACCGGCTAATCATCTTGCGGATGGTGTCCAGTTTGTAATTGCGGATATAATTCCGTAAGATTACGAACATCGCCCGATAGCCGTAGGCCATCGTTTCGAACTGTTTAAATGACTTATCCTTGCTTGGTCTCACCTCGCCCTGAAATAAGTCGCCATTGATCCGGATATTTCCGGGATTGTTATTTCTTAAGCCTCTCGGCAAATTATTCTTCTTCATATTATTTATCTCCTTTATTACTTGAATTTTTGATAATCTTAATCAGTTCTTCCGCATCTTTCGATACTGCGCATTGAACGATCCTTTCTACGATATCGGCAATTTCCCCGGCATGAGCCTTCTTCTTCTTGCTATTTTCCACAACCGATCGTCCTTCAATAAGTAATATTCCCAAAGTAACCACGATCACACAATAAGGGATGGCATACCAAGGGAAAAACAGCCCCAACACGTCAATCAAGACAGCAAAGAGGACTACTCGCAGGTAATCTACGATCTTGGCAATTGTCTTCCTAAGCGACCGGCTGGAAATAGGTTCTTTATTCACCCTTGCTGCATCCAGTCCCGTCCACATGTCAATGAACGAGGCTACGATTGTCAAGATAGCACAGATAAAAATAATAGTAGTCCCATGCGTTATATCCTGGGTAATGTTCAAATGAATGATACGTTCCATACTTACGCTAAAATTAAAAGTGACAGATAGGTACTTGTTAATGCTGCAACTTCGATCCAGAACATCGGTTTAGTGTACAGAAAATCCGATATAATGCTATCGTTTTCATTTCGCACCATCATGGCCACGGTATAACCCACATACGCTATCCAAACCATCAAACACCACGGACAGTTACAGGCTACCCAAGCCTGCGAACCCACAAGGCAAAGTATAGCCCCCATTTTGTGTATGCCCCCCTCGACGATATCCTTGAAGTTTGGAGCAGCCCCAATGAAGAACATACCGGCACAAGCTAAGAATGCCAGCCATTCTGTGCCCGGCTTACTTACTTCCAGCACGGCCGGCATCAACAATCCGGCAGTCAGCCACATTGTAGCCATAAACCAGTGATCGTGTTCCAGTTTGTAATAAGTTGCACTGATAGAGTAAGGTACACCTTTTGCCTTTATACAAACTGCTGCCGTATAAGCTGCGATAACCAAAAAAGAAATAAT